CGTGACCAGATTTTACATAATCTGAGGCTGTAGCACTCTTAACATATAAAATGGCATCCATTTCATCTAACTCTCCAATATCAACTCCACCTGCTGGATAAGCTGTCCAATCAGTTCCAGTTAATACAGAAAATATTTTTATACCGACATCGAATGCTGAAAAAGTTAGTGTAACATTTGGAACATCTTTCGATTCTCCCGCATGTGAAGCACTACCAATTTCGTCTACAATAGTAGCTGGATTATCCGCATTCAACGACAGACGCTGAACTCTAGGTGCTAACAATGTGTTAGCTGGTCCAACGATTTTGAGTTGTAACTCTTTTGAGGGAATTGCTAATCTCTTTGCCATTGTTTAATATGGACTCCTTTATCTCGTATTTCTTTTTGCTACAAATTCTATTGTAGCCCGATAATACATTTTTTCCACAAGTTCAGAATATATAGGAATAACTCTAGCGTTCTTTTCTTCTATATCTAAACATGACATTTGAGAGGGACTTACGGATGGGGGAAAGCCCTCGTCATAATCATAAACAGGAATAGTATCATCTAAATAATTATATAACCTAAAGGTTATTTCATCTCGTTGTGTTTTAGTAAGAGCAAATATATCTATAACAAAACCTCTAAAATGTAGTTTGGTTTTTGAACCTAATTCAAAATTAATTGCTTTAGCATCAGCCCATTCTACAGATATTGCAGGATATGTAAACTCTTCTTCTGGAAAAGCATCTAATATGGTTATAAAAGGAGAGTCTGAAAATTTATCCTTTATAAAGTAATACACACTTAAGTTTTCTTTTCTCTCTATTTCCATGCTAAGTTTGCTTCCTCCAGTTTTTTATAAAGTTCATTTAGAAGTTGTCTTGTGTAGTAAGTTTTACCACCTTTATAAATACGACCTCTAGTTTTTGTTTCTAATTTTACATCATTTATAATAGAACTTAAAGCTCGTACAGCAACAACCTCTGAATACCTATCTCCAGTCTTTTTATATTTTTCTATAACTGTTTCAGTAACTTTTATTATTTCTTCAGTTCTTGTTTGTGTTGGTGTTTCTATTATGCGCCTGTATCTCTCCATATAGTCTAATATATTATTAATTATATCAGAAAGTTTACTACGTAAAGCCTCTAACTCTTCTTTGTACTGCTCTGCACTATTTAATGCTTTATCTCTTTTTGCTAATAAAACTCTGCGTTCCAATCTAGCAGTATGATTTACATGTGATTCTAATTCTATAACTGTATTATAAACAAAATTTGTTGCTACATTGATTGGATAAGGTTTACCACCAATATCACTAGACATTTTAATAGAGCCTTTGTCTAATAATTCCCAAAAAGGGGCTGGATGAGAACAAGCAGCTAAGCGTCTTTTAATAGTATCAAAATATTTTTTTCTATAAGCTTCTGTTTTATCTGGTCTTTCTTTACCATGAGAAGTTTTAATTACTCTGCCTTCTACAGCGACTCCATAAAACTTTTCTGCCCAAAAATGTGATCTTAGTCCAGCATCTGCCAACCTTCCTGCAAAAGCTCTTGGCTTAGCTTTAGTGGATTCTCTTTGAATTTCGGTTCTAACTAAAGTAACTGCTCTTGCATATTCATCTAAATTTCCTGCTACTGCATTCATATTAAGACTAACTTCAACACCGCCCTGTTCAAGAGGAAACATATTATATAAATCTTCTAATTGAGCTACTCCTATTAGTCTATCAAGATACATTTGTTGTGCAAATTCAGCATTTGTTTGAACAGCAATATAAATATTTTTTTCTAGTATATTTTGGTGTACTTTTCTATCACGAACAATTTCTACTGCTTTAGACGCAGCTGCAAAATCTAGATTAAGTTTTAAAAGATCATTTTTCCAATTTTGTACTCTAAGAATCTCATCAATGATATCAGCTCTAATACTAGCTGCTTTTTTATATAGCATTTCAAGAGTTGAAACTAATGTTGTACTTTCAACATCTTCTTCTAATTTAGATAGTTGCGTTAATTTTACATCAACATTAATCCCTTTTATTATTTCTTGGAACATTGTCTAAAGTTCCTTCAAAGCTAGTACCAAAAATAGCTTTTAATATAGTTCTTGTATATTCATTTAAACCATCTAAAATTACATGTCTAATTTTAAGAAACTCATCAGAATCTTTATCTACAATAGTTTCTATTTCCTGTAGCATTGTGGCTTGAAATCTTTTATTTTTCCTACTAATTAATCCAATAATTTCTAATAAATCCAAAGCCTGCATTACTACACCTTTTTCTCTTTTATCCATTTTAATCCTCTCTTTCTAACTCAATTAAGTCTATGAGTATGAACACCTTTACCAGATAAATGTAATCTATTGCGTTCACTAGTACACTCACTTATTTTTATTTTAGTTTCTTCTGTATGTTTATGACCCTTAAAACCGCTTGTTGGTTTATTAATATGAGATATAGACATATTTCTCTTAGTCTCTTCTGATGCTTTTAATCCCATATGCCCTTTAGATATCTTTTCTTTTTCTTCTACCGTTCTTGGTATTCCTTTATTCCAAGGAATACGCCCAATCATTGCCTCAGAAAGATGTTTTTTGTGCTCTAAAGTCTTTGGTCTTGTGTGTTTTCCCTTTTGTGCCAAAGACATTTTTAATCTAACTTCTTCTGATGGTCTACATCCTAAAGTATTTCCAGCAGTTTTGCATTCATTGTATTCTGGATTAAACTTGTCTAAACATAATTGTTCATAAATCAATAAGTTTTCTTTGTCACACCACAATAACACATTAAATTCAAGATTGCTTTCTCCGTGCTTATTGTAAACTCTTTGTAAATATATATTATGATGCTTATTTCTTCGTAATTGATACAAATGTACCGCTTTTCTTTTACTAAAATTTGTAGCACTTCCTATATATAGCTTATTATCTATAATATTTCTTATTTGATAAATACAACTATACTTCATCTGTTTGCTCTATGAGGTCAAGCAAGATTCTGTTTATACTCGGAACCCCTCTTAATATTTTCTTTTTTATTGACATTCTTTTATTGTCAACTACTACATACTCTGGTTTCAAATTTAATACTGCAACAGTTTCTGGTATATATTCTACTTGCACTCTACAATCTCCATCATACATTTGTCCAGCAGATTGCCAATTAAGTACGTCTGAATGACCCCATGTTATATGTGCTGTAACACTATATCCAGAAGTTGTTCTTATATAACCGTATCCAGAACAAGTTGGACAAAATGAATCAGTAGAGGTATTAGTAATAGGGTCTAAAGTACAAGTAGGACAGTCTTCTTTCATTACTACATAGAAAGTAATTTCCCTACCAATAGCATTTCTTATGGCATCAATTGTATCTTTTGTGTCTGATGGAAAAGTAATAGGCATTATTTTCTTAATTCCTTAAACACTTTATCCCAAATTTTGGATATATTTTCCCAACTGTATTTAGACTGAGAAAACTTTTCTATAGATTTTAGAGATAGTGTTTCATATAGTTCTTTATTATTATATAACTCATTTAACTTTTCTGATACATCTACTGGATTTACTAAATAACCAGTAGTCATTATCTTATCAATTACATGGACTCCACTAGCAGGAACTAATAATCCACAATCTTGATATAATTCTTTTAAAGCACTGTAAGCACCAACAACTTGTGGAGCACCTATGGAAGCATGTTCCATGTTAGGCAATCCCCAACCTTCACCAAGTCCAGTATTTATACCAACATCAGTACCATTATAGATTCTATTTAATGCTTCATCAGGAACTGTTTGCACACCTTTATTATAGTTAGTAATTATAAGTCGTTTATCAATTCCATACCTAACTGCTAAAGGAATGATACTCATGTGCATGTCTTCTAAACCCATATGAAGATATAATTTAACATTTTCTGGTTTATCTTTAGCAAACAAAGCAAAACTTTGCATTGTAATATCAATTCTTTTTCTAGGTTGATTTCTGTTTGCATTAAGAACTATAAAAGAATCTTCATAATAATCTGGTCTATCAGGATACAGCATCTTCTTTATTTCTTTTTTAGGTTGTTCTAATTTTCTAAAAGCAGCTCTATCTATACCATGCGGTATAACATCCACCACAAGACTTGGAACAGCTATGTTAATAACCTCTTTACCAAATTCTGTGTAAGCTACTACTTTATCTACAATATCAAAGTTCTTATACCACTCTGGATTATGATCTACTGCATCTACAGGAACATAAGTAACAATCTTAGGTCTATCTTCTGGTTTATACATTTCTTTTATAATAGAAAGACATTGAGTTGTAATCCAAGCATCATTTAGAATAAAAATTATATCTGGCCTCTCCATATTAAATATTTCTTTTGCTCTATTAAAGCCATAGAAATCACCAGAACCTCGTAAACTAGCTGGATATATTCTTAATCCTTCATATGGATGGGGGTCACCAAAATAATTAACTCCTATCCAAAAAATATCATAGTCTTTCTTAGGCAAAAACTTTACAATAGAGTGTAAAACTCTTGCAAAACCCGTTGGAGTGACAGAATCTCCCCAAATCCCTAACTTAATCTTATCCATAATTAATTCCTTCCTTTCTTAATATTCTGTTTTATGTTCCCAAGGATTATTTTTATACCCTGGTAATGAAGATTTCTTAGTTCTAGCTAATCTTTTTGTTGGAGGTAAAATAATATTATTGAGTTCATCTATCATTCTTTGTAAATTACTTTCTCTTGTTTTACCACTATCTAAATTAGTATATCTTATTTCTGCATCAGACCAACTTGATAAATCCCATGCACTATTTTCTAAACTACCTTCTAATGTTATAATAGCTGACATTAATACAATTAAATACTCATCACCAGTTTCTATAATTGGAGGTTCAGGAAAAATAAACTGATTGCTATTTGGGTTTCTACTAATAATATTATCTTCACTTATAAGATATTTAAAATTCCAATACCTCTGTAAAGTTTTCATAGCTAAAATTAAAGATTTAATTAGCCATTCATCTGCATATCTATAACTAGCAGGAGTAATATCACCAATTTTTAATCTTAGAAATGGAAGTAAATATTCAATATTACTTCTTGTTATAGGAAGAATGAAAACAAAACCAGTTAAAGCAGGAATATCTACAACAGTATCATCAATCTTCATAATATAAAAACCATCTTCTAGAACAGCAACATCTGTTTCATCTAAAAGAAGTTCTACTTCTCCAGCATCTCCTGTAAAGTCAAACTCATCAGCAGGAGTTGTAAAAGAGGTTAATTCTGTTCCTACTTTGTCATAAAAAGTAATAGTAAATGTGTAATTACTTATATTTTCTATTGGTTCATCTTCTGAATCTCTAATAGTAAAGATTGTAGCAAAATCAGAACTTTCATACATTTGTAAATTTATATTTTCCATCTAAAATCTATCCTTTTTAGTGATATTATAGTCTGTATCATCAGTTACATTATACTCTCCATCATCTTCTATTACTATGCCTAGTCTACTTGATTTTTCTATTTTATAGCCAGAGTTTGTTTTATCAGCATTATAATTTGTATAATTAAATCTTTTTCTTCTAGATATTTTAGTTTTTCCTATTACTAAAATAGAGGATAGTATGGCTAAAATAGACGCACCTTCCCAAATTGCATGTTCGACTGTACCATCAACTGATATTTGTGATGTAGTTATTAAATTACTCTCTGCTGTATGTACTGCATGAATTACTGAAGCTATTGTAGAAAGACTTGAAGTAGTTTGTAAATTAGCTGAACCTTCTAAAGTTTGATGAATAACAGTAGCTACTAAATTATTTATATCATAATTAATAGAAACTATCGGTAATGGTTCTTCCCCAACAATATCT